CTGCCACATTTTAGTAACAGCTTGGTTAGTGTCAAGTCCTGCAACCTGTTCTAAAGTATTAACACCTTCATAGAATACTTCTGCTTTACCACTTAAATAATCTGCTGTAGGACTGTTGTCCATACCTAATGCTTTTAATTTTTTAAATCTTTCATATCCAATTTTAAAATCTTCTACTCCGTCAATATCAAAAATATTTGTATTGTTTATAATACCAAGACCTTTATCTAACTCATCTTTCCAAGGTGTAAAAACTCTAGCATTGATAGACATTAGACTAGCTACATAACTGTCTAATAAAAGTTCTTTATCAAAATCTTTTTGGTTTGGGTGATGATGAGGAAATTCTTCATAATGTTTTTTTGCTTCTTCATCTACAAATAAAGATAATTTTTTATAAATAGATTCTTCAGCTAATTTTTTATCTGACTCACTTACAGTCTCACCTTTGTAAATACTTTTATGAGATAAGCCGTCATAGAACATCTTTTCAACATTGACACTTTTCTTAACAGTTTTAGATTTTGATTTAATCTGTTTTAAAATTCTAGTAGCTTGTTCTTGATGATTTATGTCATTTCTAAAAGATGGTAGTTCACTTTTCTTACCTCTTTTTTCTAATACAATTTCATAAATTTCTTTTAACTCTGCTACATCATTAGTTGTTGTTGCTCTTTCTTCAAGAAAGTTAAGGATAGTTTTGTTAGCTTCTTCGGGTAATAGAAAATTTTTACCTTTTTTATCAGTCTTACTGTTGTACCAAAGTTTTAACATATCACTTCGTTTACCTGGAGTCTTTTCCCATGAGTCAACTACTTGTGTATGTGCTGCACTTCTTTTATTTAAATTTAATTGTTTAGCGTCAGCTTCAAGTTTATCTTCTTGTAATTCTAATTTAACTTTATTCCATGCTTCATCATATGCTCTAACATATGAGTTAGACATATCAGTAAAATTTCTAGTTACTTTACCAAACTCTTCATCTAAATTTACATCTGCCATAGTTAAACCTGTTACAGTTTCATCACCTATAATTTCAAAAATGTTTTTCTTAACTTGATTAGCGTCATTGATAGCGTGAGTAACTGCAAAGTTTACATCTATTACACTAGTGGCCCATTGGTTTTGTAAATCAGCAACTCTAGGGTCATTCTTATCTATTAATTTTTTAATTTCTTTAGGGTCTGTAATGCCATCATTTTCTAATCTAGCAAATACAGTTTGTGCTTTTTCTTTTTTCTCTTCACCATAAGCTTGACTAAATTTAGCAAACGATTTATCAAAACTTCCTAATGCTCTAGCTATTTGTTTACTTTCACTATCTCTTTCAATACTAGGTCTTCCTTCGTTTGTGCCACCACTATATATATTTGATACTCTATTGTTATACGTTGCCATTATCTAAAATACTTTCTATTTTCATTTGAACCATAAGTTGTACCTGCTTCTGCTACACCAATAGCTAATGCCATTTTACTTGGGTCACTAGGTACTGGTAGACTGTTTATTGTTCTTGAGTTAGTAGCAAATACTTCAAGTTCTTTTCTGTTAAGTTGAACCATGTCATTATCAAATGCACTTTTGTTTTCCATAAAATCCATATCAAACTCTGCACCATTATCTTTTAAAATTGCATTTGTATTACCTACATTTAAATTAAGCATTTCACTCATCTGAGCAATTTTTTCTAATTTAGTTTTAAATTTAGACCTAGTTAATTCTTCTTTAGCTTTACCTTTTTCATAATCTACCTGGCCTAAATCATCTGACATAGCTCTATTAGCATTAGCGACAGCTACAGCGTTACTTTTTCTTACTCTGTTAGCTTCATCTTGCTTTGCATTAAACTCTTGCACTTTACTTACAACAGCTAATGCAAATTGAGCTTCTGGTGAACACATATTATTTTATTTCCTTTATCATTAAGTTAAATAATTTTTTTTCATAACCGTAATTAACGGTGTCAATTAAGTTAAAGCCTAAAAACTTTAACCATTTATTTCCAACTTCGTTTCTGACATCAACGTAGTTATATAAATACTTGTAGTCTTGTCCCATTTCTTGAACCCATTTAGGACATTCTCTTAAAAATTGTAATGTATGGTTTAATAATTCTGGACTTGATAATAACCAAGCTACACCATACTCTTTGTTGTCACTTGGAACTACACCGAACATACCAATAACACCTTCTTGTTCAGTTCCAAGTATAGAGTATGTCTTATGATTTAATTCTTTAAAAGGATGTAACAAAGCTTGTAATGGTGAAGCATTGTGTGAAGCTTTAATCTCATTTAAATCTTCTTGTCTTACTTTAGGTGCTAATTCGTGCGCGTCATCAGATTTAGCAAGTCTGACATATTTTTCCATTAGGCCCTACCAGAGCGTCTATGATAAAATCCTTCTAATTCTGCTGAAACAAAATGAACCGGTAAATGTGAGTCTGATTTTAACGTACATGTGTAGTGTGTGTTTCTAGATTGAATAGGTATATTATAAGTACCGCTTGTTATATTTGGCTGTCCAATAATAGCACTTGAGCTGTTAATAACAGTTCCATTAAATTCATAAGTAACATCATTTCTTCCTTCTTGTGTTACAGTTGCTTCAAAGAAACCACTGTTTTGATAATCTACAGAAACTTGTCTTATCTGGTAACGTCCAGATGTCAAAGCTACTGTGCCATTTCCAGATGCTTCTCTTAAATATGGAGTAGAAAATTTATACTCAGATAAATAAGTAGAACCAAAAACTGCTTTAGTATGATTACCTTTAATTTTTTGTGTAGTTCCAGAACTAGAACTATCTATTGTTAAATTAGAACCGTTAGTAGTATCTACTGCTTTTAAAACTTGATTTAAAGAATATGGAATTGTAAACGTTGTTAAATCTGTAGCTGAATCGTATGTCCCAGTAAGTGTAGCTGTTCTAAAATCCATATGAATGTTATGTGTTAATCCAGTAAAATCTGGGTTACGTAAATCAATTTTTAATAATTTTGTATTAGTGTTTTCATTAACTACAACATAAAGGTAACTTTCATATGCTTCAGCAGATAATATCTGGCAATTATTTAAACTCCATGTACTCCAAGCGGATTGTACTTTTTTATTAGCATCCCAAAAATATTTATAAATGTTTATAGTGTTTGCATTTACAGATGTAACAGCACTTGAAGGTGTGTATGCAACATTGTTAGTAGTGTCTAAAGTGTCATGACATAAAACAATCATTGTATCTTCAATATTGTTAGACACAATTTTGTATGCATTACTAGGTATTAAAGAACTAACACCTATTGTTACATCAATGCCATCATTTGTTAATGTATCATCATCTGCAAAGTATTCTGTTATTGCAGTTTTATCATTTCTATTTTGTGCAAAGTAAACATATTTACCTGCTGAAACTGGAGCAACTTTTATTGCATGTGAAAATGTACTTGTTTTAGTTAGTACTGCTGTTGTTGGTGTTACAGCGTCTCCTGAACTTTCTAGAATGTATTGTGCTTCACCAGAAAATAATAAAAGTTGTTCATTAAAATCTATAGAATTATGAAGCTTGTTAACTGTTGTTCCCGCTGCGGCAATATCAATAGGGTCAGTGTCTAAAACATCTGTACCTGTTGTTGCATAAAAATTATAATAAGAAGCATTTTCAGATAACACTAAATTTTGGTCTGAAATAATTCCTAATCTGTTTTGAAAAAATGTTAAATTAGAAACTTTTTTACCTACAAAACTTGGAGCAGAGTTTGTGTCTTCATCACCACTTACTCTATTTGTGTATGTTTGTTGTGTAAAACTAAATGTACCATTGTTGTTATTGATTAATGCATAAGGCATTGTAGAATTATCTAATCCCACTTTAACTCCTGGGCCTACACACTCACTCCACACACCGTTAGCTGTAAACTCTACATAATAATCTGAAAGTGAGTCACCTTCTTCACCAGTGATTTGAACAATCATTCCTGGTTTTGCATAATAAGGTAGTTCAGCAAAATCACCTATAGCGTCTTTTATTGCATACATAGCTTGGTTACCAAAACCGTCTGTAGTTTCAACAGCAAATGTACCACTACTGCATGTTCCATAAATAGTGTTACCATATTGTGTATGTGTAAACGTTCCAGTAATTCCAGAATAATTTGCTAAACCTTGTGATGTACTTAGTGTAGCACCTGTGTCAGTTCTTATAGTTTTAAATCCAATACCGTCTGCACTGTTTGACCAGTGAGAAGAAGCTGTTCCATATAATAATATGTGAGCAATCTTTTCTGTATCTCTAAATGCACCATCTGTTGAAGCGTCATTACCTGTTGGCATTTGGAATAATACTTGTATTGGGTATGACCAAGTTGAGTGATTTAAAGTTACGCTATATTGTCTTCCGTATTGTGAACTTTTAACATAAGAAATATATTCTTGTACTTTTGCAGCTGTTGTAGTTGAACTCTCAGCTATTGTTTTAGATTTGTTTGCAACAAATGTATAATCTGCAATATTTGAAAATACTAAATCTTCTATAGGTTTTGTTGTAGTTAAATAACTTGCACCACCAGTTCCAATATTTACTGTTTTTTCAACACCGTTTAAATCATAAACTTTAACTGTACCGTTAGTGAATACAGCTACGTATTGATTTGAACTATCTCTATTAATCCAATGTACTGCTGCGTTGTTTGGAAACGCTGTTGTAGATAATAGATTAGCGATAAACTCTGTTGGTGGTCTTTTAGTTAACCCTTCAATTACATTAGATTGGAAATTAGTTTGTGTTTCTGCTTGTCCTACATTACGTTGAACAGCATTTTGTTGACTAATACCACCAATAAGATTGGGGATTGATGTTGAAATTAGTCCCATAAATTAGTTCCTACCAGACCTTCTTGGGCCTCTTTTAGCAATGTAACTAGTGTTATAATCATCATTAATCATGTTAGCGTCCATAGCTCTTGAGTCTGCTTGTTCAAATGCCATATGAGCTTCTTGTTCATCTAGTTGTGCCATTTTAATTAATTCAGTTGCACCTACATATCTTGCAGCAAATCTTCTTGAAGCTTTGACTATAATATATCTTCTTGCATATTCTGGTAGGTGTTCAAACTGCTGTACTAATACTTTGTCCACTACTGGGTCATAAGTAAAAATTTCTGTTTTATTTTTTAAATCGTATAAATATTGGTTTCTAATAGTGTATTGATAAAAATATTGATAAGGGGCTGAAGCCTCTACTTGTACACAGTTAGCTTCTAAAGGTACTTTATTAGATGTATCTCTTGAAGCTGTAATTTGTAATTCTCTATTAAAGAACCAACCTTGTGACTGAACACTCATAGAAGTTTCATCTAAAATATTCTTAGCGACCGCTACGTCTGTACCAATGTTTCCAGTAATTGAACTAACTGGACTCTCACCGATAAAACTTAGCATGGTGTTTATCGCTTGTAATTCGCTTGTAGAATTTATTTGTGTTGTCATTGATTGTCCTTTTTAAATTTGCAAAGTAGGGGACTTAGTCTCCCTCATCCCCTACTCCTATATAGTATAAATAAGCTTAATGAATATTAAGCGTCTTTAATTCCTACAGCACTTTCTGGTCTTAATACACCATGACCCATAGCGTATTTAGCAACCATTAAAGTACCTTGTCTTCTAATGTCGTATTCCATTTCAGTAGCTAAATCCATTAACTTAACAGTTCCAACTGCTGACGGGTGACAAACTAAACCTTCGTATGCAGTCAAGTTTACAGCTTGAGGGTTTGAACCACCCTGAGTAGCTGAACCTTGGTCTACACCTGAGTTCACGTTTGAAGCAACAAAATGAGGAACTGCAATTAATTTAATTCCTGCAATTTGTAATACTCTACCTGAAGCAACACCACCATTAGCACCACCACTGAAGTCAACGTTGACTGCGTTAGTAGCGTTTGCTAATTTGTAGTACATTTCTGGTTTTAAGAAACAGATTCTACCTTCAGATGGAACATATTTGTCATCTAAAGTTTTCGCAGCATCGAACAATGAATCAATAAATCCATTTGCAGACGTTGCCGCAGTTGCAGAAGCGATAGCAGTATTAGTTAATACTGTACCTGCGTCTCCACCTGTAACATTGGCTGTAGTCGTTTGAGCGGCTTGACCAATAGTTTGTAGAACGTGTTTGTCTTTTTGAAATGCTAATGCTCTTCCTATCTCAGTTGAGTAAGAATTTCTAACATCCCAATGATTTTTAGCTTCCTCGATATTACTTAAAAATGCTGAAGAAACTAAAAGGTCATTAATTGTAATAACCTTTTCGTTGTGGTTCACATCAGACCCAAGTATTTCTGCACCTGGTGTATGATAAGCGGCTGTTGTTCTTCCCATTACTGCGAAGCTAGCACTCTTACCATTAGCAATGCTTCTAACAGAATCAGCACCTTGTGTTTTACTTGCTCTATCAAATGAAGTAATTACTTCACCGGAAAAAACTTTTAAAAACAGGGCATCTTCTGAACCAGATGCATTTACTCGTCCAATGGAAGCCGGAGTTGCGTTTGACATAATTGTCTCCTTTTTCTATTGTTTGTTTATTAAAAAGCTTTCACAAGTTTAAAGTTTGTTTCACAAGATTGTCGTTCCTCGGAACGGTCAAGTTAATGGACTTAACTTTGTGTTAGCAGTTGCTACCTATAAAGGTAACACAACTATGATTTGGCAGTTTTGGCCGCTCTTTTAAATTGAGCTGCGGTAGGTCTACCTTTTGTACCTGCTGTTCTCATTTTTTCACCAGAACCCGCTTTGATTCTAGCACGTTTTTTGTGAATGTTTGCATATAAGCCATTCTTAGCCATATTATTATCCTTTACTTTTTGGTTTCGGTTTTGGTTTCGTCTTTGGTTTGTACGGCATTTATTATTTTCTCCAATTCTTCTTTACAATGTTTTGCACAAGTTAATTTTTCAAAACGTTCATCTATTACTTTTAAAATATTATCATGGTCACCAATACCTACTGGTTTCTGTAAATAAATATCTATAATAGATGTGTGTTCAGCTATACGAGCTTCGTATAATTTTAATAATGCATGTAACATTAAAGTCTACTGTTGTTTAGTTTATTTTGTACATCATTTCTGTATGCTTCATCACTTGCATATCTATCATCATTCATTGCAGCAGTAACTTCTGCCCAAGACCTATAGCCTGGAGCATTTACTGAACTAGGATTATTTGCACTTTGTAATGAAGGGTCATCCCCAACATTATTTTTGTAACGCGCATTTAAACCTTGTATTGCTAAACGTGTAGCTTCAATATCTTTTCCATTAACAGTTTTGTTAAAAGAATTTATTTCTGCTTCGTTTAAATTATCAGAGGCCCAATTCATCATATTGTTATATGCGTCTGTTCCTCCTACTTCTTGTTTTAAAGTATTAGAAGTCTGTGTTGCGATTGCTTCTTGTCCTTTAATAAAAGCGTCTACATAATCTTTAGGTATTCCTGCTTTTTGCAAAGCTTCATATGAACTATCTTTTAATTGTCCCCCTTCATTGTATTCATCTTGAAGTGATGACATATTTAACCCTGCATTTTCTACAGCTTTCTCAGCTTTATCAATAGATAAGTCAGTGTTATCTTTATTTGTTTCTTCTTTTGTAGGCTCTGATTCTTTTTCAGTTTCAGACTTTCCTAATTTACCTTCTAATTCACCATAGGCTTTTGCCATATCTTCTGGAGATTTAAACTTTTCAGGTAACCATTCAGGTCTACTTTCATTTTCTGTTGTAGTATTTTCTGTTGGTTGTTCTGGTGTAGTTTCTGGTGTTTGTATTTCTACTTTTTCTACCATTTATTATCCTTGCGGTTTTGTCATATTGTCTGCAACTTTAGGAGCCACGTCTTGAGCGGTGTCCTGCATTTGTTGCATTTGTTGTTGTTGCATTGCAGCTTCTTGTTCAGCTTGTAATTGTTCTTGAGATTTTAATAATCCCTCAGTGTCAATACCAAGTCCAGTTGCTAACCTTGTAATTAAATCTTGTGGATTTAAAAGTTGCACGACTTGTGGATTGATTTGTGCAAGTTGACCTATCTCTGCTACAAACTCTCTTAATTTTTGTAAGTCATTACCACGTCCTAGTGCCTCAACACCTGTAATAATTGTGGGCCTTACTGAACCCTTGGGTAGTTTAGGAATTTCATTTTGACTTCCCATTCTATCCATTAGTAATTGCACTAGAGGTAATTGTAATTCTTGAGATAATAAAGAATATATACCACCCATTGCAGTTTCTAATTCGTTTGCCATGTATCTAATCTCTTGAGCAGTTACACGTTCAGCCTGTCTTTGTATGGCTGTGTTTAATAAAAATGCATAAGCTAATCTTTCTTCTAATCTTGCGATTGCTTTTTCTACAGTTTGTAAATCATAAAATTTGTTTGCTTGTAAGACTGACACGTCATCACCACTGCCAGATATAATGTCACCATTACGTGCTACAGCTATATCTCTTTTCTTTGTAGTTGAGTTTGGTCTTACCATGAAAATCATTTTGGCACTTGCAGCAGAAGACTCGACTAAAGATTGTGATAATCCTTCTAAAGATTTTAAATCTCCAATGTACTCTTCAACGTAACTACGGCCATAGTCCTCACCGTCAACTCTAATCATTCTTAAAGCTAACCATGGTAATTTATCTTGATTGTATGTACCAACGGATGATGGTATTTTAATTCCTTTAGTCTCTTGGCAAACATAATATTTACCATTGTCTAGTTTGTAAACGTGCGTGTATAAATCACAATTTGTTTGTGACTGTACATCTTCTTTTGACATAAGAGATAAAACTTGTTCTCTAACTTCTTCATCTAAAGATAAAACTGAAACACTTTCTTTTACAACTATTTCTAATAGATTTCCTTCACCGTCTCTTTTACAAACATACTGGTTAAGGCCATATACTCTCATGTTACCTTGTTTTGGAACATGGGCTAGTGCATTACCGCCAACAATTAAATGTTTTATTAATTCAAATGTTGGAACACGTAAAGCAAGAGACTCTATTTTACCCATAACTTCACGTTCAATTTTAGATAAAGCTTTTTCAACAGATGTTTTTAATTCTGGTTGTTGCTCTATTTGTTCTTTAGCTTTGCCTTGTATCGCTAGTCTAAAAAATGGTTGATTTGGTGGGAGTAATAATAGTAGTAATTTTGAAGCAAGGTTGTTAACACCTCTACTACCTACAGATTGGAAAGGACTATAAAAGTCACTTGATTGTGTTTGATGTTGTTCGGGAATTAGAGTTGGGATAGTTAACTCAGAGCATTCACGTCCTCTATCGAGGTAATGCTCTTTAATTTCATTTAAAGATTCATAACGATTTTCTGCTGTATCTTTAAAATTCATTAAACGTTAACGTTAGAGCCAGTGTTACTAATGTTTAAATCAGTTTGCATAGCTGCTGTACCTTTTTTAGATTTCTTTTTCTTAGCAATCTGTAAAGCGTCTTCAGAAGCTAACTCAATTGTAGGCGCTTGTTCATCACCTGATGACATTGCATTTCTAACTGGTTGAACTACTTCTTGTTGAGCCGGCATTGATGGTTTTCCCATACACATAGTTATTTCCCTTTATTAATATGTTGTTGTATTTATATTTAAATCAGAAGATTGACTTGTCACATTGTTCTTAACTTTTTTCTTTTCTTTAATAACAGGTGTGTTGTCTATTTCTGGTGGTGAAGCTTTTGAATCCATTACGTTACCATCTACGAATTTTATCGAAGGGTCTTCTCTTTTAGCTATTTGGGGTTTATCTAAAACTTTACCCATGCACATAATTATTTTTCTCCTAATAAATTATTTTCGCTTCTTTTCTTTAAATCTATTAACCAATTAACTACACTTCTTTGACCTGCCTTAAACCAGACAGTTTTTTCATTGTCTTTTAATTCAGGTGCTTTTTCTGGATAAATTTTATCTAAAACTTTAATAAGTTCATCCACGGTGTAAGGTAATTGGATGTCATTTAAGTCATCCATAATGTTTTCCTTCTAATATGGGGCCTAATTATGCCCACAAGTCTCCTGTTAAGTTACCTTTTGCATACTCAGTCGCTCTGTTTTCAAAGAAATTAGTATGTTCTACGCCATTTAATACCCAATCTAGCCAAGGCAACGGGTTTGTTTTTTGATTATAATTAGGTTTTAAACCTAGCTGAAGTAGTCTTCTATCCGCAATGTGTCTAATATATAATTTAACATCTTCAGCTTTAAGACCTTGTACTTCTCCTAAATTAAAAGCTAAATCTATAAACTTATCTTCTAGTTCAACCATGTCTCTACAAGTTTGATATAGAGTTCCTTTAAAATTATCATTCCAAATATTTTTATTTTCATCTATCAGTGTATGGAATACTTTAATCATGTTTTCTACATGATGACTTTCATCTCTAATAGACCAAGTTACAATTTGGCACATGCCTTTCATTTTTCCATAACGTTGGAAGTTAAGTAACATAATAAAAGAAGCAAACAGTTGTAGGCCCTCACCAAATGCAGAAAATACAGCTAACTCTCTAGCCATACCTTCAATACCTTCACCTTTATCTTTAAATAAATATTTATGTTTATCCGCCATAGCTTTATATTCTTGAAACGCCTGGTACTCACTGTCTGGTAAACCAATAGTATCATTAAGTAATGAATAAGAATGTACGTGGTTAGCTTCACTAGTTGCAATAGCAGACAACATCATTCTAATTTCTGGTGCTTTAAATTTAGGAATGTATTTATCAAGATAAGCTTGTGCTATATCTACATCACCTTGTGTAAAGAATTTTAATATTTGTGTAATTAAATTTTTTTCTTTACTACTTAATCTATCATTCCAATCTCTTACATCTTCAGACAAAGGGACTTCACTTGGTAGCCAATGCATTTTTTGTTGTGTGTCATAAGCTTCAAACGCCCATGGATATTCAAACGGTTTGTAGTGTGTTCTTCCTTTAAATAAACTCATATTCCCCTCATCAATTCTATAAACTCTATTATTACTATTAGTCCTAATTCTACTGCTAACACTGTATGATATACATGCCATAGTAAGCCCAAAGTTTTTGGACTCTTAAAATTTTTTCTTCTTTTTTTGCGGGGCTTATCAAACCCGTCAAATATACTTTCGTCTGTCATTGCGGTCTTCCTTGTCTGTTATATTTTTTATTATGTTGTAATTTCTTTTTTTTGTTAGGACTCTTAGTGTGAACCCTTATTCTTTTTTTAGGTTTTTCACGGGCCACAAACCCAGTAAATTTTCTTGCCATAATTATTCACAAGCAAGACATTCAGGGTCACTGTCTGGTCTTACTATTCTTTCTATTTTAGTTGATATTATTTCTGCTCTTTTGATTGCTTCTGAACGACAATAATAAAGAGTCTTAATTCCTTTTTTCCAGGCTGACAAATGTAACAAATGTAAATCTTTAATGTTAACATCAGACGGTACAAAAATATTTAAACTTTGTGATTGGCAAATTTCTTTTTGTCTATCCGCAGCTAATTCAATAATCCATCTTTGGTCTATCTCAATAGCTGTAGCAAACACATCCTTTTCCCAATCATTTAATTGTTCTAAATGTCTTACTGAACCTCTGTTAGCAATAATACTTTTCCAAGTTTCATCAGTATTTATTTCTTTTTCTTTTAAAAGTTTTTCTAAATATTTATTACGCATAAAGTGAGTACCACTCATAGTTTTTTGAGTGTATGCATTAGCACGTAAGGGTTCTATTGAAGGTGAAGTACTACCACATATAATACTACTACTTGCGTTAGGAGCTATGGCCAACATGTGAGCAAATCTTAAACCAGTACCTTCCATGTCTGGTGCTTCTCCTCTTTCTTCAGCAAGTATTTTAGATGTTGCTAGTGCTTGTTCTTTAATGTGTTTAAATATTTTTAGATTTATTCCTTTAGCTATCGCACTTGCAAAAGGTACGTTTTTACTTTGGAGATATGAGTGGAAACCCATTGCCCCCAATCCAATACTACGTTCACGCATAGCAGAATACTTAGCACGCTGTAAAAAATCAGTAGCGTTATTAATAAAGTACTCCAGGACATTATCGAGAAACCTAACCACGTCAGGTATGAACTTAGGGTCTTCTTTCCATTCATCATATTTTTCTAAATTTAATGAAGACAAACAACAAACTGCTGTTCGTTCTTCGTTGGTTGGTAATGTTATTTCACTACACAAATTTGAGTGATGTACCTTTAATCCCAATTTCTTTTGGGAGAGTGGTAAACTTTTTTGTATTGTGTCAATGAAAGATAGGTAAGGCTCACCAGTGGCAACCCTAGTCTCAAGAATCTTTTGCCACAATCTTTTAGCAGAGACTGTTCGAATAACTTTTTTTGTATGTGGGTCAATAAGTTGCCAATCATCGTTAGCACTAGGGTTAATAGTGCATTGATTGATAATAGACATAAAACTGTCAGAAATATTAATCCCATGGTGCAGATTAAGACACTTCCTATGAATGTCACCGCCACTGGGTTTACGTAATTCCAAAAACTCTTCAATTTCTGGATGAGATATATCTTGGTATGTTGCATAACTTCCTCTTCTAGTTTTACCTTGAGAGAAGGCTAACATTTCACTATCAACTACATGCATAAATGGTATTGAACCTGATGACTGTGAGCCACCGGATGTACCAGTCCCATCACTTCTTATGTGGCCCCAGAAACCTCCGATACCACCACCGACTGAAGCTAAAAATGCATTTTCTGTATAGTGAGTTGTTAAACCTTCTCTGCTGTCTGGTACATAATTTAAAAAGCATGAAATTGGCATACCTTTTTGAGTACCACCGTTTGTTAAAATAGGTGTAGAAAACATGAACCATAGATTAGACACATAACCATAAATTCTTTCAGCCATTTCTGAGTCATCAGAAAATACTTTTGCTACTCTGTAAAAAGCCTCTTGCGGACTTTGTTCTTTGTCAGTTAAGTAACGGTCTTTTAATATTCTGAGACCCGCTTCAGATAAGTTTGTGTCTTTGCTATAATCCATGTTGTTCCTATTTAGTTTCTTTGAGTTGTTTATTAATAATAAAATCTATGTACTGTTTTGCTTTCAATAAATCCTGGACACCATTCTTCTTAGTGTGTCTCAGTAAATACTTAATCACATTACCAGTACAAAAATCTAATTTGTTAGCAATAATAAAATCTATTGGTTCTATTTTGTGTTGCGTATAGTGTGGAGGCTCCTTAATTAAATCTGCCATTGAGTAACCTCACCAGTTTTTAAATTGTAATCACCGTGTCTTAAAATCTTAGCAACTCTAGCTTGTTGAAAAGCGTCATGCTCAAACAAACCGTGTTTCTCATAAGTTTTAACAACTAGTTGCCACATCTTTTTAAGTGGCATGTTTTTATCATTAAGTATTTTCTGTGCAGTTACTTTTCCAACTGAAGGACAGCCAGAAAATCCATCAACTGCATCACCAGTTAATGTCTGAACCATATGCCACCAGTCACAATGTTTTTTTGTGTTCTTAGTAAGAGACTCACCATTATATAAATGACCTGGAATTTGTCTTAGGTCTTTATCTATAGAACAAATTATTTTACGTTCACCTTTAGATGGTTTGGTAGCCAGTATGCCCATAACATCATCAGCTTCTAAATTAGGATAAATAATTGCTTGGTATTCATCTATTAAAAACTTACGTAATGGGCTTAACAAAATAGGTTTACGCTTTTGTTTTCTATTGTCTTTGTACGTTGGTAAAACATCTTTTCTAAAATTGTTTTTATCTGTCAACGCTACTATTACTTTGTCTGCACCTAGCTTTTCTTTTAAGTCTTCTATTTCTGAAGCAACTAGATACTTACCTTGTGTCTCTTCCGCATGTAGCGTCCAGAAACCATCACCCCAATGGGTGTCTACTTCGGATTGTATTGCAGATTTATAAGCCACAATATCCCCGTCTACTATTATTGTTTTCTTCATTCCTATCCTTGTTGATTATTATTTTTGTAAGAAAAGTTCTGCTAATGGTATAAGCACACACTTAGAAGCGTGATGGTCTCCTACCATTTTTGTATTTTTAGAAAACTTTTTTACTATTTTTTTAAGTTGCGAAACTTTAAATATAAGTTTGCAAAAGTCTTGTTTACCGTGGGCTAATATGTGTACCCAATAGTCAGCTTCAGTTGCTTCTAGTCCGCTAGGCTTACCCCAACTTTCTATTTCTATTGCGATGTTACCAGTCTTGGCCCACCAGTCTCTTTCAGTTTTAACTTCTACTTTTGATTTGTTTGCAATCAATAAGTTAGCTACTTGTTGTTCTCGTTCTTGACCGTACTTTAAATCCAGGTCGAACTTTTTGTTTCCTTTTGGCATTAATGTGTTCCACTCCAATTTGTTGAGATTTTGTATTCGCCTGTTAGAGGCACTCTTAAATTAAAATGTTTGCCAGTTCGTTCGATACATTCGACAGCTAACTTTCCAATCTCTTCTGCTTTATCTTGCGGACATTCAATTTGTATTTCATCGTGTACCCAAAGTACTTGTTGAACATCTTTAAAATCTTTGATTGCTTTATCAAATTCAATTAACCATTGCTTACACACTACGGCCCCTGCTCCTTGAAGCAAACTGTTCAGTGCGCTAAAGGCATTACGAATTTTAATATGTCTTTTATCAAGACCTAATAAATAACCACGCTCTGCTGATAATTGTACTTGTTTAATTAATTTACTTAATGCGGGTAATCTATTTAAGAAACGCTTTTTAACTTGAGCTGCGTCCTTGTTAGATTTACCAGTCACTTCTGCGATTTTTGAAACTCCCGCACCGTAGAGCCATGCGTACAGAAATCTTTTACTTTGGTCACGAGTATCTAAACCCGCTAATTTTTGATTTTCAGTATGTATGTCACCGTTGACTACAACGTCAGCGTAACTACCATTATCAAACTTTGCTATATAGTGACCAAGTAATCGTAATTCGAGTCCGCTTACATCACATCCCACTAAACTTTTATTTTTAGGTACAGTAAATAATTCTCTAAACTGTCTACCATAAGGGACACTCACTGCGGGTACTTGTCCTAAATTAGGATGCATATGAGTGGCCCTACCTGTTACTGCGTTGTTAGTATTTACAGTTCCATGTAGCCTCCCTTTTGTTTCTAGTTTTAGATAAGCTTGTTTACCTTCCGCTAACATACCAATACGTTTTTCTAAAAGAAAATAACGTGCAAGTAATTTAGCTTCGGGAAAGTCTAAGGAATTTAAAACGGTGTCATCAACTTTTGGTAAACCATCATTGGTAAATACAACTGGCTTCCAGTTATACTTTGTCTTTAATCTGTCAGCTATTTGTCTACGACTAGATGGATTAAACTCTACCACTTTATCTTTTAATGGTTTGCCAGTCTTTTCAGAAACTCTTTTAATAGTTATAGGCTTGAAAGTTTCTTCCATTTCTTGTTTGATAGTGTCACGTTCACTAGACAACTCAGCGTATAGCTTTGTTGCTTTTTCTTTATCAAACAACACACCATATATTTCTTGCCTACTTATAATTTGGGCCACAGCGTGTTCTAAATCTAAAGATTCGCTGAAAATTTTTTGACCCAAAATCTTTTGATATAATGTGTGAGTAACTTCTACATCTTGAATGCAATACTCTAACATTTCTTGTGTAAACACAGACCAATCCGTGTCTATTTGTTGTTTATAATTTCCTAATCTTATGCCCCATGCTTTAAGGCTATGTCGGTTTACTAAACTTCTAGGATAATTTATTGTATGTACACGCTTCATATCTGAGTCTGTTAAGTCAGACCAAATTAGTCGTGTAGCAACTAATGTATCAAAAACTTTTGCTTTAGTTTTAAATCCATATAATTTTTTTAGAACAGGAATGTCATATTTAATAATGTTATGTCCTATTATTAACTCAGCTTCAGATAATAATTTTAAAGCTTCCTTAACATCAACTTGTATTATT